CAATCTCATAAATTATTTCATTTTTAACTTTTTTTCTGTCCATAACTTGAATTATCCTCTTAAAATTAAGTTAATATTATATATTATTTAGACAATTGAGCTTGATTTATGACCGATTTAACAAATGCGACATTAATGCTGCAACAGTGGGAAGGATGCAAGTTAGAGGCTTATCCGGATCCTGTTAGTGGTGGTGCTCCATGGACTATTGGTTATGGCAGTACGGGTTATAATATTGTCAAAGGTACAGTGTGGACTCAGAATCAGGCAGATATTGATCTGGAAAATAAGATTAATACTTTATACGATGAGATTAGCAATCTAGTTGATTACGATCTAGATGATTGCCAGTATTGCGCCCTAATATCATTTGCCTATAACTTGGGCATTGGTGCATTATCTGGGTCAACGCTGCTAAAGAATCTTAATATTGACGGATATGGTCATTCTCATGACTTTTTGCCATGGTGTAATGCCGGAAGGCATCCAGTAGAAGACTTACAGGAGAGAAGAATTGGTGAAATGTTGTTATTTTCCGGCAGCGGAGTGAAGTCACAGGCGGCTTGCAAGGAATTATTACCGACTTACTACCCATGATGGAATTTATAAAGAGTGCTTTGACAACATCTGACAATAAGACAGCAGATATTATTCGAATTTGTTTCTTTATGTCCTTTGTTGCCTATTTGATACTTCAGCTATTAGATTATCAAGAGTTCAGCCCGACTACTTTTGCATCCGGGCTGGCAATATTATTTACATCTGCTAGTGGAAGTTTATTGCTCAAAAAAGGTACTGAACCCAGTTAGATATTCATGGCTTGTAAAGTATTTGGGAAGTACTCTCTTAGTTCACTTGCCATTGATCTTGCCAATAATTCGTGTTCTTTTTGAGTGCCATTCCCTATTCTAGCTTTCATGTAAAATACCAGGTCACGAATAGTCCCTGTAACGTAAAGCTTGCTTGCTGTCAGCCCTTCTGGCAGCAAAGATCTAGCAACTTCTTTTGCGATTCCTCGTAGAATAGCCTCTTGATAGGATTCAATGGCAGTATTCCAGACATCGTATTGTATTTCAGCCCAGTTTTCGCAATGATCTTCATCATAAGTCACAATACTATTCTGTCTATTCTTAGGATCTTGTAGGCGACACTCTTGCTCAACCATTTGATCTGACATTTCAGCATATCTACCACTGTACTCTTGGAAATTTAGGCTTCTATGGCGCAATAATTGCCTGCTGATAGCTCTAGTCGTGCTAATCTCAAGAGTTGCGGTAACCATTTGAAGAGGGGAGTAGTGGCCATGCGTTATCAAATATTTAAGCAATTTAACTGACGTATCTAAATTTCCTTGATTAGCAGGAGATGATACGCGAGCCGTATAAACTATAAATTCTTCGGGTGTTAAGTGCTCTAAATCACCTAATGTCTTAGATATTGCTATTAATTTTGCAGAGTGCATCTTATTTTTCCAGTTTAAGATTTAGTTGGAATCCTATAGCTCTTCTTAAGATTTTTAAGCCTGTTATCGTTTCTTATTGAATTTTCATGATCTATCCGATGTTTAGGCCATCTGCCATTTAGATACAGAAATACAAGCCTATGGGCATAGTGAGACATTCCACCTAAGCCAATTACTACATATCCATTTTTAGTTATAGATCCAGCAATCTTGCCAAACTTTACTTTTTGACGGGACGTTATCCAGGTAAAAACTCCAGATTCCGGACAATAATTAAGATTTTCCTTTAGTAGCTTCTGATTTACTTTTTTATGCATCATTTTTTATACCTATCATCAAGTTCTGGGTGGTCTTCAATCGACTGGAGGCAAGCAAGAGCATTCCAGGCTATGCTAGCAAGGTGTGAGTTGCCATCAATAGCATCATGGTCCTTTCCATCCATAAACTCTATAGAGTGCCTGAAAATGGCATCTATAAAGCGGCTGGAAGTAAGGCCATTGCGATAATTATTAGGGCCATACTTTTTCTTTCCTAATGCTTCAATCTTGCCAAGTTCATTTAATCCATGAGGAGGCAGGCATGAAAAAGATGGCTTATTATCATCAAACTTAACTCCTGGTTGATCCCTATCAGCAAACTTTTGAATGAAGTCTTCTTTTAAGAAAATATCACAGGTGTAACAACCGCCAGTTACGGACAGTACGGAGCTTGGCGTTAATTCCCTTTTGATACATTCGATGCAATTCCCTTTACGTTTATGATCAAACATTTGTTCTCCCCAATCATTCATTAATTTTTATCCTTTTTCTTTTGCGAGGCAATTCTACTCTTAGCAAAAGCAGGAGATACTTTTTGTAACTCTAGCCATTCGTCAATGTCTTTTTTGTAAAAATACACCTTATTAACGATTGAAAAATAAGCGGGGGATATTCCTAGCGACATGTATAGCCTTAGAGAGTGCGCAGAGCAGTCAATATACTTGGCTGCATTAGATAGAGTAAGTCGACCATCATGAGTAATTACAATATCAGATATATTTTTCTGCTTAATATTTCTAATTTTCATAGCATCCTCCCCATAGTTATGTTTTGCTGGAGTTTTATTAATTTATTATTCAAAGTCCAAACTTCACCCGTCTTATCTTCAGCTATTACCCACAAGAGATCATGTTCTTGTGAGTAATCTAGAATTGCTATTGCGACTCCTTTATTCCATATTCCAGGTTTAGATTGAAATACCACTGGAATATATGGACTAAGTTGCGTCAACATTAGAAATATCCTCTTTATCATCAAATTCTTTCGCTAGTTCAGCTATAGGCTTCATTCTATCCTTGATGAGATTCTTTTGATTTTTGTCAAGGCAGCTATACCACTCACGCAAAGCCACTTGCCCACTGCCAGCAATGATCTTTGCATTGTCCAATAATGTTTGTGTGGCATCTAGCACGTCAAATGCAGCCTCAAGTATCTCTGTGTTTGGTGATTGTTCTGATTTCTTAGGCTTATAGGATTGCTCTTGTTTTGGCTCTGATGCAATTGCCTGATCCATTTCTTCACTCGTATAGATGCCAGACATTTGGGCTGGAAACCCTCTACGAAGGGCTAGGGCTTCAGCAACTTTCCCTAGCATTGTGCGTCCCATTTTGTCCCACATTCCGCTAATTTTGCCGTTATAGCTAGGCGCGTACTCATCCCAATAACAGGTGGCTTCGAAGCTTACGATGTGCCCATGTACTAATTTTTTGACGATTACTTTTGCTGAGATAGGGTATTTGTCACCCATCTCGAAGAATGGCCCCTCTGTTCCCATGTGCTTGCCGGTACGATCTGCTATTAATCTATATCCATCGATGCCAGTCTGCACGGTCATCTTTCCGCCACGAGATACAGCATAGATCTGGCGCTGAAATGGATCTAATCCACTTGACCTAGCCATAGCGATGAATAGTTCAAACTCATCATTGGTGACACCTGAGGCAATGGTCTTGCGCATTAGGTCTAACTTTTCTTTGTTATCCCAGCTTGCTAGCTCACTATTGTCTTGTGTCATTAATTCACTCATTTTAAATCTCCAGTTTTTTGATTTCTAAGTATTGCTTTTGATGTCTTATCTGTTTCTTTTAAATTAATAATTCTATTGTCGCTTCTGTCAGAATTAAGATGCAAAATGATATTCGGCCAATACCCATACACATATAGCCAAGCTAGCCTATGGGCTAAATAAGGCTTTCGATTAACAGTTAATCTTATTTCACCTTCATGCTTACTACCAGCAATCCTACCCTTTACCGCTGCGCCACCAGACTTTCTTTTATTCCAGGTAAACACCCCTGTTTCCGAGTTATACTTTAAGTTATCTTTAAGCTCATCTTGTGTAATCATCAGTCGACCTTTTCCCTGTATTTAAATGAAATTTTAATTCTATCCTTCGGCACATCGTTGAATCTTTTTAATATGTGTAAATCAGTTACATAGCTGTCATCGTGATAAAGCACCTCGTTTAAAGCATCTAATACCGACTTAGCAATATTGTCGCAGTCTGGCTTGGTAACCTTATGCTTCAATTTATTGTTAGTTGGCCTCTTATGGTGAAACTCTAGCCAAACCTCTAAGGCAACTTTAGGCGCTATAGGAAGCTCATGCATCCTTAGCCATCTAGATACTCTAAGTGCTAACTCTTCTTCGAAATTAGCTGTCTTTACGGGAGTGTAGTGGCGTATCGAGAATCCGTTAGTTGAAGTAGACGACTTCTCAACTGTAGATCTTGCTCTAGCTTTAGCCACTATCGGCATATCACATTGAAATGTGTAGATATCAGATAACATTATGATTCTTTCATTTCGGACAGTATCAAAAGACCAATTAGGCTACTAGAAATAACCCCAGTGAATATAAGTAGCTGCATAGGTATTGATAAATTAAATACTGTTGTATCTAAAGCAGCAATGCACGTCATAATGAATAAACTAATAATAGTTAATGCTATAACAGCAACCATAAACCTTAATCCTTCCATCACTTCTTCATTCCAAGTAATTTTGCAAATACTAGAGGAACAACAATAACGATAGCTGAAGCTATT